AGATGCAATACAATGCCTTGCCAATATAGTAGTTAGTGATAAGTCAAAGGATGCAGATAAAATTAGCGCGTCAAAGATAATCATTGAGTATTCATATGGTAAACCTAAGGAAAGAGTAGAATCAGATATAAATGTTACAGGATTAGAATTCAACATAAAGGACATAGTTACATTTGATAAATGAAATTTAATTTAAGTCCAAAGTACACTAGTTTATTTAAAGGAGATTCAAGATACTACGTAGTTTCAGGAGGTAGAGGATCTTCTAAATCATTTAGTGTAAATGCATTCTTATTATTATTAACTTATGAACCAGGACATACGATATTATTCACTCGCTATACTCTTACTTCTGCTCATGTATCAATTATACCTGAATTCATAGAAAAGATAGAGATACTAGATAAGTTCCAAGACTTTCATATAACAAAAGACGAAATAGTAAACTTAACAACAGGCAGTAAGATATTGTTCAAAGGTATCAAAACTTCTTCAGGACAACAGACAGCGAATTTAAAGTCTTTGAGTGGTGTTACTTGTTTTGTGTTGGATGAAGCTGAAGAATTAACAGATGAGGATGTATTTGATAAGATAGATTTCTCTATCCGTTCTAAAGAAAAACAAAACAGAGTTATATTAGTTTTAAATCCAGCTATGAAGACTCACTTCATTTATCAAAAGTTCTTTGAGTCAAAAGGAGTTGAAGCAGGGAGTAATATAATCAAAGGAGATACAACATACATTCATACGACATACCTGGATAATTATAACAACTTATCTGAATCATTCTTAAATCAAATACAAACAATAAAAGAACGTAGACCGGACAAGTATAAACACACTATATTAGGTGGATGGTTGGAAAAAGCTGAAGGAGTTATATTTACGAATTGGAAGATAGGACTATTCAATAAAGATAATGGAAGTGTATTCGGTCAGGATTATGGATTCAGTAATGATCCATCGACATTAATTGAAACGTCAATTGATAAGACTAGGAAGACTATTTATGTTCGACTACACATATACCAAGCTGGATTAACTACAACCGAACTAGCAAGACTTAATAGACAATTTGCGGGGAATGATTTGATAGTAGCAGATAATGCAGAGCCTAGATTGATAGCAGAATTAAAGTCACAAGGTTTAAACATAGTACCTACGATTAAAGGAGCTGACTCGGTGAAATATGGGATAGCATTATTACAGGATTATGATTTGATTATTGACGAAAATTCCGTAGATTTGATAAAGGAATTAAATAACTATTGTTGGTTAGAAAAGAAGTCGGAAACACCGATAGATAAGTTTAACCACGCATTGGACGCTTTGAGATATGCAGTATCATATCAATTAGCTAATCCAAACAAAGGGAAGTATTCAATTTACTAAATACAAAATATGAAAACAGAAGTTAAAGAAGTAACGTTTCAAGTACCGAACAAGAAACAAATTATTAAGGATGTAACCTTAGACTTAATTGAGAAGTTTAAAGCTGAACATGGAGATGGGTGGAAGTTAGAGATGTATGAAGCTATCGACAACGAGATAATGAAGTTTCAAGGCAGTTTAGAGTATTGGAAAGCTATTAGAAAATTGATTAAATGAAGTTAGAACTAGTAATACCAACATCGTTAAATGAGATACCTTTGATGCACTACCAAAAATACATGGTAGTTGCATCGAATAAGGATAACTCGGAGCTATTTATTTCTCAAAAAATGATTGAGATCTTTTGTGGTGTAGAGTTAAAGAACGTGGTTAATATTAAGCTATCAGATGTTATTGACTTGGTTACTCATTTCAAAGGATTATTTGATAAGAAACTAGAACTTAAAAAGACATTCGAGATACAAGGTGTAAAGTTTGGATTCATTAATGAGCTAGAAGATATATCATTTGGAGAGTATATAGATTTAGAGTCTAACATAATCGACGTACAATCATTCCATAAGGCAATGGCTGTAATGTACCGACCTATCACAAGTCAGAAGGGGGATAAGTATACCATAGATAAATACAACGGGACAGCGAACTATGCTGAATTAATGAAGTACGCTCCTTTAGATGTTGTATTACCTGCATCGGTTTTTTTTTGGAATTTAGGAAGCGAACTATTGACAGCTACCCTATCCTATTTGGAGAATCAGATGACCAAGAAGAACAAAACGATTTTAGCGAAGCAACTCAATTTGGACAACGATGGGGATGGTATCAGTCAATATATCAACTCGCTAAAGGAGACATTACGAAGTTTAACAGAGTTACAGAAAGTGGATTATTTGAGTGCTTAACAATGTTGACTTTTGAAAAGCAGAAGATAGATATAGAAAATAGACAATTAAAAAGAGCACATGAAAGGATACTATGATTTTACAACTGAATTGCACAATTTCTTAATAAGCGATCCGTTAATCAACCAAGTTACAAAGGGTAGTTTGGATAAGATTACAAACGCTAAAAAAGATATGTACCCTTTATCTCATGTTATGATTGATAATGGTGCGTTTGAGGAGAATACAATAAGGTTTTCTGTTACGTTAATTGTCATGGATATTGTTGATTATACGAAAGAAGATTTAACGCATTTGTATTACGGAAATAACAATGAAGATGACATTCACAATCAAACATTAATGATTTGTCAACGTGCGTTTGAAAGTATGCGACGAGGTGACTTAGGTGACAATTACTCTATTGAGTCAGAGACGGCATCTTTTGAATTCTTTGTCGATAGATTTACGGACGACGTTGCCGGTTGCACTATGACTTTTGATGTAATAATGGCAAACGAAATGACTATATGCTAAACGTACAGGAGGAGTTAGATAAGTTCAAAAGGTATGTAATAGCTAAATCTAAACTTAATCTAAAAGAACAGAATAGAAATGTAAGTAATAAGCTATACAATTCTATTAAAGGTGAAGCAAAGGCAATGCCTAATTCTTTCTACCTTAACTTTGAGATGGACGAACATGGACAATATTTAGACCAAGGTGTTAAAGGTAAAAACTCATCTGCTAAAGCTCCTAATTCTCCGTTTAAGTTTGGGAGTGGTAAAGGTAAGAAGGGTGGATTAACTCAGGGTATACAACGATGGGTAAAAGCTAGGAGGTTTCAATTTAGAGATAAGAAAAGTGGTAAGTTTATGTCTTACGATTCTACTGCATTTTTAATTACTAGGTCAATATATTCTAAAGGAACTAAACCATCATTATTCTTTACAAAACCATTTAATAAATACTTTGATAAATTGCCTGAAGAATTAATCGTTAAATACGGATTAGACGTTGAGGAGTTATTTAAGTATACAATCAAACAACCTAAATAATAATGGCTAATATATTTGCGAGAAGTCCTTACATTATATCCGTAAACGAAACGGGGCAAGAAGGTAGTAAGATAGAGATATTTCTATGGAATGGTACAGGTTCAGCACCTACTACACCACAATACACACTATCTAAATTAATACCAGCGTCAAATAATACGTTAACGACCTACGATATTTCACCATATATTAGAGAGTATTTGTCGTTTGCAACGAGACAAGATCCAACAGCAATCACAACATTAAGTACAAGCCAATGGTGTAATGTTCGAATCAAGAGATATAAATTAGACGTTACTACATATACGCTATTAAATACTACAGATTACTACGCTTTTGATGGATATACTTATTACGAGAGTGGAAGCAATGTAGATTTAGGGAATTATTTACTAGAAAATAAAACGTATTATTATAATGCTGGGACTTATTCAGGTCAGATAAATTTATTCTTATCTTATTACAATGTTTTTGATGGTGGCGATTATGTTCTTTATACTAAACCTGACTTAAGCGGTTCAACTACATTGTCTGCTTCTAGTCAGGGATGGCGGTGTATACCTCGAGTCCATCCATCGTATACAGCAACGGGAAATATAGTGAAAGTATATACAGCATATGGTGTATTAAAAGCGACATATACATTTCTTCCAATTTGCGAACCTAAATACACTCCTGTAGTGATTGACTTTATTAATCAGTATGGAGCTTGGCAACGTGAATTCTTTTTTAAAGCGTCAAAGAATACGCTAGCAATAGAGTCGAATGATTATAACGTGATGCAGAGTTCGATAACTAGCTACGATATCAAACAAGGTCAAAAGAAATCATTTAATACCAATGCTAGGGAGACAATTTCTGTAAATAGCGGTTATGTAAATGAAGATTTTAGCTCAAACATTAAACAGCTTGTAATGAGTGAACGTATATTGGTTGATAATAAGCCTGCGATATGCAAAACAAAGTCATTAGA